CGATTCGCAAGCGGATTAAAGCGATCTCTTGCTTAAGCGCTTCTATCTCCGCATTTCTTTTATCGATGAGTTCCATCCGAAACTTGTCTCGATTAGTCATTACTGCCTCCTTGTTAACTACTAACTTTCCTATATAAGCACGGGTAAATTTAGCGAAGCAAAAAAATTAACAAGCAGCAAAAGAAGCGAAAAGCTAAGGAGCGGTTACTCCTTTCTGTCGCTCTTAGCTTTCAGGACTGAATGCTACCTTACAGCACCAGTCCAGAGATACCTCTCTGCGCGAAATAGGTCACAGATGTCGTTGTCGATATTCTTGATTACCTCAAGGTGACCAGCGTCGTAAGCTGCATTACGCGCTCGTTTTACCTTTCGGATCATCCTTCGAATATTGACTTCGGCCTTAACCTTCGTCAGAATATTCATCCCTGTCATGATTTACCTCCTTGGTTGAATTCCATTCCTATAATACTGAAGGTAAATTTGGCGATATGAGGCAAAAATTTTTACAAAGAGTAAAGTCCGCGTAATTACTATACGTGAACTTTCTCTTCTCGAACATTTGTTCGAAACGTTGATTGTACTAACCCTTGATCTGTGCAATCTTGCAATCTAGTTTATAGGCATCATCATTCCAGCGCTTAGTCCACTCGTAGTTGCCATTCGCCTTATTCCACTGTGCGACGATGCGGCAACCACGACGAAGTACTTCGCATCCAACAATCTCTACCTGTTTCTTGATTGCCTTGGTTACGTTAATCATAATTGTTCCTTTCAATCGTTTCGTTACTACCTTCTCATATTATGGAAGGTAAATTCCGCGAGGTATCTAAACAGATTAACATTATTTTTGCGAAAGGAGGTTTCTATGGCTTGGACTCAGACGCATGTTGTTGGATGTAGAGTAGCGTCTATCCGTCGAACGCCATGGATTCCTTTACACGATAAAGAGATCGTTGGAATTCGTGATGGTCCTAAATTCGATAGTGACGATTTGGTAGTTCAAAATGGTTCAGTTATAGAAATTGATCCAGAAGAGATTTGCTATGACTGGACTGATCGAAAATTCTATAAAGTTCGTAATCCAGAAGGTTGGATTTACGAAGGAGTAATAGATTATGGAGGTGACACTAATGGATGATGAGTTGAATCAAAATGAAGATCCTACTCCGACTCCTGATCTGGAACCAACTTCAGATCCCGAGCCGGTAGCTGAAACTATTCTTTCTGATGTCAAGCGAATGCTTGGAATTCAACCAGAAGTAGATGAGTTTAACATTGATGTCACTTCTCAGGTTAATGGAGCATTTTTTACATTAAATCAATTAGGTATTGGACCAAGTACTCCTTTTGTTATTGATGCCACTACAGAGTGGTCTTCATTTGAGACGATTGTTCCAAAGAATGTTGTATTAGATTATTTGTATTTGAAGACCAAACTTGTATTTGATCCACCAACTGCTTCGAATATTTATGAAGCATATAAAGACCGTATAGCTGAGCTCGAGTTCCGTATGAACATTATGGTCGACAATGGTGGAGGTGTTGTAAGTGGGTGATAATGAAATGGGGTATAACTATGAGTTATGATGATACCTATCTCATGCACCATGGAGTCAAAGGCATGCATTGGGGTGTTCGTCGCTATCGTAATTATGATGGCACTTTAACCAGTGCGGGTAAAGCTCAGCGCAAGGCGCAGGGTTCTGGCTCTTCGGGTGGATCGAGAAAGAAGGCTTCTGCTGGCTCTACTGGTGGAGGCGGTGGCGGACATAAGGGAATGTCTGCTCAGACCAAGAAGCGTCTTGCTACTGCTGCTAAAGTTGCTGGTGCTGCAGCTGCTATTGGTGGTGCTGCTTATCTGGCTAATCGTGCAAGTGGTGGTAAGCTTGCTAATGCTGCTAGAGGAGCTGTTGGTACCGCACAAATGAAAGGTGCTCTTGCTAAGAACGCTATAAAGAATTCCAAGGCTGGTCAAGAAATTGGTCGTAGAGCATCAATGGCTAAGGGTGATCTTGCTACTGCTCGCGATACCACTCGTGTTCGTGCTCGTACTGGCATGAATGCCCTTCGTGATTCTAAAGCTGGACAGACAGTTTCTAACGCAGCCGCTAATGCTAGAATTAAAGCTGGAAATGCTATCGATTCTGCTAGAAATTCTAATGTAGGTAGGGCTGCTTCGAAGCTTGGTGGAGATGCTAAGGCTGCTGCTCAGCTCGGTGGAGAGGCTGTACGTGGTGCAGCTGGTAAGGCTCGTACTAATGTTGTTGGCGCTGCTAATACTGCTCGTGATAATGTTGGCCGTGCAGCAAGTCGCGTTGGTTCTAAGGCTCGTAACACTGCTATCGGTGCTGCTGCAAATGCTCGAGCTGCTGGCAATCGTATTAAGACTGCTGCCGGACAGAAAGCTCGTGGAGCCAGGCTGACTGCTGGTGTTCGTGCTTCTGAGGCTCGCGATGCTTTACGTAATGCCCCTGGTCGTGCTAAAGATGCTGTTCGCGGTGCTCGACTAGAGGGTGCTGCTCGGGCTGATATCGCTCGTCAGCGTCTTGCTACTGCAAGAGATACCGCTGCTGTTCGTGCTCGTACGGGTATGAACGCTGCTAGGAATTCTAAAGCAGGTCAGGCAGTTTCTAATGCTGCTGAGCGTGCACGTATTAAGGGTAGTAATGCTCTCGATGCTGCTAGGAATTCTAGAGCTGGACAAGCTGCTTCTAAGCTTGGCGGCGAAGCTCGTAGTGCTGCTCGCGGGGCTGCTAATGTTGTTCGTGATAATGCATCTCGTGCTGGACAGCGAGTAGCTTCCAAGGGACGTAGTGCAGCAATTGGTGCTGGAGCAACCGCTAGAAGTGCTGCTGGCAAGGCTCGTACTGCTGCTATTGGAGCGGGTGCTACTGCTAGGTCTGCTGCTGGCAGAGTTAGAGAGACTGCTAAAGCAGGCGGACGAGTTGCAAGAGGTATGACTAAGCTTGGAGCTTCTAAAGTTGCTACGGCTGCTGATACAGCTAGAGTTCGTGCTAGGCTTGCTGGTAATTCTGCTAGAAATTCTAGAGCTGGACAAGCTATTGGAAATGCTGTTGCGAATGCTAAGGTTCGTGCTGGCAATGCTGCAAGTGCTGCTCGTGGCGCTGCTAATACTGTTAGGGAGAATGCCTCTCGTTTAGGTAGTCGTGCTGCATCTCGGGGTCGTAGTATGGCTATTGGTGCTGGTGCTACTGCTCGTTCCGCTGCTTCTAGTGCTCGTGGTGCTGCTGCAACTGGTCGTGAGAATCTTCGTCGTGCCGGACAGCGAGTAGCTTCTAGAGGTCGCTCTGCTGCTATTGGAGCGGGTGCTACTGCTAGGTCTGCTGCTGGTCGTGCTAGAACTGCTGCAGATACTGCACGTGTTCGTGCTAGGCTTGCTGGCCAGTCCGTTCGTAATTCTCGAGCTGGTCAGACAGTTTCTAATACCGCTAGCAATGTTCGTCAGTCTGCTAGGAATGCTGCCGGTCGGGCAACCGCTAGGGTAAAGCGTACTGCCGGTGACGCCAATGCTGCTCGTCAGCTTGCTGGTGAGTATCTGCGTGGTAGGGCTGGTAATAGAAAGCTTAGTAGGAATCAGCGCAGAGCTGCTAGACAACTTGGTTAATTCAAAATGGAAGTGATGCCGATGAATGAGCTATACCATCATGGTATCAAAGGCATGCATTGGGGTGTTCGTCGGTTTCAGAATCCTGATGGAACTCTAACTGCTGCTGGAAAACGTCGAGAGCAAGCTAGTAATGATCGTGCTGCTCGTAAAGAAGCTACTAGGCAGCGTGATTGGAATGCCAAGAATGCTTCTCAGCTAAGTGATAAAGAACTTACTGATCAGATTCTTCGTCTTCAACGAGAAAAACAACTTAAACAGCTTACTGATGATGTTGTTCGACCTGGTAGGAAGAAAGTAAAAGATCTTATGGATCGATATGGTCAGCAAGCATTAAGTGCTGTCGTTACTACTGCTACTGCTGCATATATTACGAATAAGATGACTGCTAAGTCTCAGAAGAAACTAGCAGAGAAAGGTTATCCGGTTAATATTAAGGGCTGGCATGTTGAAGACGGAGAACTAGTTCCGAATAATCAGTAGAAAGAGGTTGGCATGAGCCTATCTGCAACGGCCGTGCCGAGATACTACGGCCTATTTAGAGATGCTGTTATGCGTGGAGAGATTCCTGTAAATGAAGAGATCTCGATGGAGATGAATCGTATCGATGATCTAATAGCAAACCCAGGAATCTTTTACGACGATCAAGCAGTTGAAGGCTGGATAAAGTTTTGTAACAATGAGTTAACGCTTACTGATGGTAGTGATCTCAATCTGCTCGATACTTTTAAACTATGGGGTGAACAGGTTTTTGGTTGGTATTACTTTGTAGAGGGTTCTGTTTGGGAACCGTATGAAGATGGACATGGTGGGCACTATGTTCGAAAGTCTATTAAGAAGCGGCTTACCAATAAACAGTATTTGATTGTCGCTCGAGGTGCGGCAAAATCTATGTATGCTGCATCTATTCAAGCATACTATCTTTCAGTTGATCCAACTACAACTGATCAAATTGTTACTGCTCCGACTATTCGACAAGCTGAGGAAACTTTATCACCAATTAGAACTGCTCTCACAAGATCTCGTGGACCTTTGTATCAATTTCTTACAGAAGGTTCGATAAACAATACTACTGGGTCTAGAGCTCTTAGACCTAAACTTGCTTCTACTAAGAAGGGTATTCAAAACTTTCTTACTGGATCCATTCTTGAAACTCGACCGATGTCGATCGATAAGCTTCAAGGTGCTAGATCTAGAATTAATACCGTTGACGAATGGTTGTCTGGAGACATTCGCGAGGATGTAATTGGTGCTATTGAGCAGGGCGCTTCTAAGATGGATGACTATTTGATCATAGCTACTTCATCTGAGGGTACTGTTCGAAATAGTGCTGGTGATACAATCAAAATGGAATTGATGTCTATCCTCAAGGGTGAATACATTAATCCACATGTTTCGATTTGGTATTACAAACTTGATGACATTAAAGAAGTTGCTAGACCTGCTATGTGGGTTAAAGCACAGCCGAACATTGGTAAGACTGTTAGTTATGAAACGTATCAATTGGATGTCGAGAGAGCTGAAAAGAATCCTGCATCGCGCAATGATATTCTTGCAAAACGTTTCGGTATTCCAATGGAGGGTTATACATACTTCTTTACATATGAGGAAACTCTACCGCATCGTAAACATGATTTTTGGTCTATGCCATGTGCTATGGGTGCCGACCTTTCTCAAGGCGATGACTTCTGCGCATTTACATTCTTGTTTCCATTACGTGATGGGGCATTTGGTGTTAAGACTAGATGTTATGTATCTGAGTTGACTGTTAAAAAGTTACCATTGGCTATGCGACAAAAGTATGAAGATTTTATTAAGGAGTGCAGTCTTGTTGTATTAGAGGGTGCAGTTCTTGACATGATGGAAGTCTATAATGATTTAGACAACTTCATTATTAATTCCGATTACGATGTTGTATGCTTTGGTTTCGACCCGTATAATGCCAAAGACTTTGTGGCTAGATGGCAAACTGAAAATGGTCCTTATGGTATTGAGAAAGTAATTCAGGGAGCTAAGACTGAGTCCGTTCCTCTTGGTGAACTTAAGAAACTTGCCGAAGAAAGGCTTCTTTTGTTTGATGAGGAATTGATGTCGTTCTGCATGGGTAATTGTATTACTCTTGAAGATACTAAGGGTAATCGTAAACTTCTTAAGAAGCGTAATGATAAAAAAATCGATAGTGTTGCAGCAATGATGGATGCCTATGTTGCTTATAAGCTCAACAGAGAAATGTTTGAGTGAGACTGAAAGGAGGTATGGTGGAGTATACTCCTTCTTTTAGAGATCAACTTCAAAATGGAAGTGAACCTAGTTGGCGAGATGATTTGTCTGATGAACTTTGTCATCATGGTATTAAAGGAATGCACTGGGGTGTAAGACGACCTCGTAATGAGGACGGAATTATTCAGGGTGCTGGTAAAGGTTTGTTCAAAAAGATGAAAGCTCGTCGTCAGCGAAATAAAGAAGCTAAGGAAGATTATAAAGCTGCTAAAGCAAAAGCTAAAAAAGATCTTCAAGATTGGGGAGATAAAGCTAATGCTAGGCATGCTAAAGACGAAAAGTATAGAAAAAGTGGTCAAATTAGTGTAGAGGCTGAAAAGGCTGTTGATAAATACAATAAAGCTAGAAAGTCTGCAAAAGCTAAGTATAAGCAAACTATTAATGCTGATAAGATTGCTCGACTTGAGCGTAAGCGTTCTAATGCACAGAGAGCTGCTGGACGTGATAGTGCTATGCGTAAACATATTAAGAAGCAGAATGTTGCTACCAGAATATTCTTAGCTCCTACTTCTGCTGCAGCTGCTACAACGCAAGCCTATAATCAACATAGAGCTAACAAAATCCAACGTCGTATTAATCGCTTGAGTAACTAGTGTATTCACTTGGAAGAATAGATAGGAGGTGACTAATGTCATTAAAAGATCGATTTGCTAGTGCTTGGAATGCCTTTCAATCAGAGCCTAAGCGAAACGAAGAATCTTTAGCTGGACCTCCTCAATCGGTAATTACTGAGTTTAGTACAACTGGCTACTATAGGCAAGATAGACGTCGGATGCATTATAATAATGAGCGATCTATTCTTAATCTCGTGTTTAATAGAATTGCTAATGATGTGGCATCAGTACGGATTCAGCACGTTAGAGTTGATGAGAACGATGAATACAAAGAAACTATTAAGAGTAATCTTAATGACTGTATCACATTATCTGCTAATCTTGATCAGACGGCTAGAGATTTCTGGGTTGATGTGGTTCTATCAATGCTTGATGAAGGCGTTGTGGCAGTAGTTCCAGTTGATACTGATCGGAATTTGGATAGAAACAATTCTTTTGATATTCTATCTCTTCGAACTGGTTTGATTATTAGTTGGGCTCCGTCTCAAATCAAAATAGAAGTATACAATGATCGTACTGGCAAACGAGAAGTTATTACTCTTCCAAAAGATAAAGTAGCAATTCTCGAGAATCCATTCTACTCGGTCATGAATGAGCCGAATTCGACTTTGAAGCGTTTGGTCTATAAGATGAATCTACTTGACCAAATGGATAGTCAGAAGGCATCGTCCAAGCTTAATTTGTTAGTTAAGTTACCATATTCTTTAAAGTCACCTACCAGAATGGCTCAAGCTGAAGAGCGTAAAAAGACCATTGAAGATCAGCTTACGAAGTCTAAGTATGGTATTGCATATATTGATCAAGCGGAACAAGTTACTCAACTTGGTCGAGCCATTGAAAGTGACTTACCAGAACAGATTGACAAGCTTACAGAACAGTTGTATAACCAAATTGGAATTAGTGGTGATGTGTTTAAAGGAACTGCTAATTCTGAACAAATGTTGGTGTACAATAAGAAAGTACTCAAACCAATTCTGGATACGATTGAATTGGAGTTTACTCGAAAGTTTCTTACTCCGACAGCTAGAACTCAAGGTCAAAAGGTTAAGTATTATATTGATGCCTTTGATATGGTTACGCCTACTGAGGTTGGTGACATGGCTAATTCTCTTAGTCGTAATGAGATTCTATCTGCTAATGAGTTTAGATCTATTCTTGGATTCAAACCAAATGATGACCCAAGATCCGATCAGCTTATTAATAAGAATATGCCAATCAATCAAGTTGATCCAAGCGTTGCTGGCGGCAAAGGCGCTGGTGATGAAGGTAGAGATTTTAATGCTGAACTGGATGAATTAGAGCGTATGCTTGATGAAGATGGCGATGGTATTCCCGATGAACCAAGCGAAAGTGAGAAGCTTTTAGAACAAATGGGTAAACAGCTGGGGGTATAGTATGGCTTATGCGAGTAAATACTATGATCCCGTAAAAGCGCATGAGTACTATATGCGTACTCGTGAATTAAAGGGTTATGAAGATCGCTATGGTGGAAGTCGAGGTGATGGAACTAGCGCTGCTAGTAATGGTGGAGTTCCAATAAAGAGTAAAAAGACTGAAGCACAGAAGCGATCTGAAGCAGATAAAAGTCATAATCAAGGACTCAAAAACCAAATTGCTGCTAAGCAAGCTGACACTAAGGCTCAGATCCAAGCTCTTAGAGATCAGCTTAAGAACATGAGTAAAGAAGATCGTAAAGCCAATAGACAATCTATTATGGATCAAATCAATGCTTTGCGTGAACAAAGTCAAGATGAAATTCAATCGTTACGAGAGCAAACTAAAGGCGGATCTACATCAGGTTTTAATCAAAAAGGTAAAGAAGCTGCGATGTATATTAAGAGTCAAATGGAAAAAGAGCGAGATGAAGTTATTAAGAAAACCAATAAAGACTGCGATAAGGAAATGTTGGGTTCTGTAAAGCGTCTTGCTGCTGATATTAAAGCCATGCGAGAATCTGGAAGCGGCTTTAGTCATAAACAGTTTGCTGCTCGTATTAAAGCTATGCTTGGTGAGACTAAAAAGAAAAAGATCAAAGCTAAGCGTAAACATACTGCTGACTATAAGCAAAAGTATAAAGACGAAATTGATAAATTGCGTAGCGATAAGTCTATGTATTCATACTATGATACGAAAGCTGAAAGACAAGCAAGTAAACTTGGAAATAACTCTACTCCGGTCCAAGCGGCCATTAGGGGTAATCTTGGATGATATTTATAGTACGTTAACAATTGCTGTGTAATGACTAGCGAATACATATACCGGATTTGTTAATCTTATAACGGCTTGAGTGAACTACTATTTATATTTAAAAGATTATAGTGTTTGTTATTCGAAAGGATAAGTATGGATTACGATTTCAGTGGCTATGTCACTAAGAACGATCTGCGATGCGCAGATGGTCGCGTAATCCGTCACGATGCTTTCAAGGAAAATGATGGACAAATTGTTCCATTAGTATGGCAACATGTTCATACGGATCCGACTAATGTTCTGGGTCATGCGCTCCTTGAGAATCGTGATGATGGTGTGTATGGTTATGCTAAGTTTAACCAGACCGAAAAGGGTCAACATGCCAAAGAGATGGTGGAGAATGGCGATATTGTCTCCATGTCTATTTACGCGAATCATCTCAAGCAGCATGGCAGTGATGTTATTCACGGAGTAATTCGTGAAGTTAGCCTTGTTCTTGCTGGTGCAAATCCCGGTGCATGTATAGACAACATCAGTTTCGCACATGCGGATGGTACTTATACTGATGTCGATGACGAAGCTGTTATTTACAGTGGTCTCGATTCTATTGAGTATTTTAGTCATGCCGATGAGAATGAGGAGGATGAAGTGGACGATATTCTGGATCAGCTTACTGATGAGCAGATCGATGCTATCAATGCTATTATTGATGCTGCACTCGACGATGCGCTTGACGATCTCGATGATAATGAAGTTCTTGATGATCTTACTGAAGAGCAGCTAGAGGCTGTTGGTGATATTATCGAGGATGCCGTTAATGAGGCTCTTGAGCATGCCGATGATGAGTATGACGATGATGAAGAGTATGACGAGGACTACGATGATGAGGAGTATGACGAGGACGACGAGTTCGAGCATGCTGACGATGATACCATCGAGGATATTTGGAATACTCTTGACGAGGAACAGCAGGACATGGTCTACTACTTGATCGGTCAGGCAGTTGAGCAGGAAAATGTTGAGCATGGTGCTCTTTATGAAGGAGATTTTGACATGAAGCATAATGTTTTCGATGACGCTTACTATGAGGACGAGATGGATGACGTTCTGACCCATGACGAGTTTGATGCTATCATGGAGGATGCTTATAATGCTAGCTCTCTCCGTGATGTCTTCCTCGCTCATGGTATCACCAATCTTGATGTTCTCTTCCCCGAGGCTAAGCTTGTTACTCCGACCCCCGAGATGATTTCTCGCGATATGGGCTGGGTTGATCAGCTTTGGAATGGCATTAAGCGTACTCCGTTTGCACGTATTAAGTCTACTGCTGCTAATATTACTGGCGAGGAGGCTCGTGCGAGGGGCTATGTTAAGGGCAATCTAAAGACTGAGGAAGTTGTTACGCTTCTTTCTCGTGAGACTACGCCTCAGACGATTTACAAGAAGCAGAAGCTTGATCGTGACGATGTTATTGATATTACTGATATCGACGTGATTGCTTGGCTTAAGCAGGAGATGCGTCTCATGCTTAACGAGGAGATTTGTCGTGCAATTCTTGTTGGCGATGGCCGTAATGTTAATCATCCCGACAAGATTAAGCAGGATAAGGTTCGCCCGATTTATCAGGACGATGACGTTTACACCATTCACTACGCCGTTACTTATGGCGAGTCTGACACTGCTGATCAGAAAGCTAGCAAGCTTGCTGATGCCGCTGTTCGTTCTCGAAAGGATTATAAGGGCTCTGGCACTCCTTGGCTCTTTGCTTCGAATGAGACCATTGCTGACCTGATTCTTGCTAAGGACACGATTGGCCGTCGTCTCTACAAGGACGAGGACGAGCTGAAGGCCGCTTTGCGTGTTTCTAAGATCGTTGAGTGCCCGATTCTCGAGAACATTCAGCGCACTACTGGTACTGGTGGTGCTGCTAAGACTTGGGATCTCAAGGCTCTTATCTTTAACCCGATCGACTATACTGTCGGTGCTGACAAGGGTGGTGCAGTATCCCTGTTCGATGATTTCGACATCGATTACAACCAGATGAAGTACCTCATCGAGACTCGTATCTCTGGTGCTCTGACTAAGCCTTACAGTGCTATTGCTCTGGAGACTCAAAATTTTCTTAAAGAGCTCTCTGTAGCCCCTATGGCAGGGAGTGATGACCTCTGGGGCACTCCGGTTTCTGATGTTCAGTCCAATGTTGTCTTCGACGGTAATCTAGTGACTGGTACTTTGAAGCATGTTGCTTCTGGCGCACTTGCTGATGGTTGGGGTGCCGGTAACTTCATCGCGGTTGATCTCTCTGACAACACCTTCATGGGTCTTACTAGTGTTAAGGTTGGTATGGAGCCCTCTGCCGGTGCTGGTCTCCAGGAGATCATCAATGATCCTGATAAGGCTGGTGTCTTCAAGGTTACCGATAAGTACAACCAGAAACTTGTTGTTGTTCAGACCAATGGTAAGGACACGGTCACTCAGAAGTACACTCTTAGCGGCCTGACGTTGGAAAACGCTTAGTCTCATTAGTTGTTCATCCACTCGAGTCTAATGAGATTTTTCAACATACGTTAGTTGACGATATTCAGAGTGGAATACAAATTGTCGAGGATGGAAGCGTAAAAGGTTCCTTAAAATCTTTATCTGATTGGATTTGGGACCCATATAGTTTTGAACATGGAGAAATAAAGAATCCTCCATATCATTTTATAGCGCTTGATTTCTCCGATAATGAGTATGATGAGCAACTGACCAGTGTTGTTGTGCGAAATAGTTCATATCCAACAGATGTTGTTGAATTGGTTGGACGAGAAATACAGAAAATCTTAGTCGAGATTAGATCCACTTCAGATCTTATAGAAATAATTCAAACGAACATGCTCGGGCGAACTTATACACAAACTTTGACTCTTAGCGATTTGGTTTTACTCTAACCGATTCAAAATGGAAGGAGGGTCGGTCACATGGGCTTGTTTTATGGGCCGATAGGGTTTGTAGAAACAGTTGAAGAACCTTCTGGTTCTGGGATTTGGGTAGAGAAGCCTACTGAGAGAAATTATAGAGGCGAAGTTTCCAGATATGGAAAACGTTGGGAAAATGGATCTCAGCAAGTTAATCCGAATTTGACAATTACTAATACAATCTCTATTGTGGCCGACCCTTACTTATCGAATCATCTTTACGCATTGCGCTATATTAAATGGCTTGGCGGATATTGGGAGGTATCTTCGGTTGATGTCGAGTCTCCAAGACTGGTGCTAAGTATTGGAGGTGTATACAATGGACCGACGGTTGAGTCTTCAGGAAACACTGGTGAACATCCTAGGATCAAATAATGTATATTTTCAACCTCCAGAAACAATTAGATTGCAGTATCCTTGCATAATCTATGAACGTAGCGATATGGATAAAAAGTATGCCGACAATCGAGCCTACATGAATATGGTTCGTTATTCCTTAACCTTAATTACTCGATCGCCAGAGAGTGATCTGGTTAAAGCGATTCTCGAGCTACCATATTGCTCATACGATAGGTATTATGCTGCTGATACGTTAAATCATGATGTGTTCACTCTCTACTATTAAGGAGATAATATGCCTACTCCTAGTTTTCTTCTTGAGTGGGACAAGGCTGGTGAGCGCCTGTATGAGACTGGCGTAGACCGAGTTGTTCTGTATCCTATTCGTGATACGATTAGTGATCCTACTGATCCATATGATGCTGGTGTGGCTTGGAATGGCGTAACGGCTATTAGTCAGTCGGCATCTGGTGGTGAGCCTACTCCTCTGTGGGCTGATAACATTAAGTACCTTAACCTCATGTCAGCTGAGGAGGCAAGTCTTTCTATTGAGGCTTACACTTATCCTGATGAGTTTGAGCAGTGCGATGGTACTCGTAGCATTGTTGCTGGCGCTACTATTGGTCAGCAGGCTCGTAAGATGTTTGGTCTTTGCTATCGTACTCTGATCGGTAATGATCAGAAGCAGACTGATTATGGCTATAAGCTGCATATTGTTTATGGTTGTCTTGCATCACCTTCGGATCGTAGCTATGCTACTGTAAACGATTCGCCAGAGGCTATTAGCTTTAGCTGGAGCGTTACAACTACTCCTGTCGAGGTTAGTGGTTTCAAGCCCACGTCTATCGTTACTATTGATAGCACTGTTACTACAGCTGCTAAGCTTGCTGCTATTGAGGCTATCCTTTATGGTACGCCTGCTAGTGGTAATACTGCTGCTGTTCCGGCTAAACTTCCTCTTCCGGCTGAGATTGTTACGACGCTTACTGTCTAAAAGTTTCAAAAAGTTTTAAGGTTCTTGAAAGGAGAATTTACAAATGCTTAAGAAGACTGTTACATATGAGGATTATAACGGTGCAGAGCAAACCGAAGATTTCTATTTCAATCTAACAAAGGTTGAGTGCATGGAGCTTGAGTTTGGCTTTGGCACTGGTGAAACTTTGTCTGGATCAATTCGTACTCTTATTAATGCTGGCGATATGGCTACGGTTATTAGCACTATTAAGAAGATTGTGCTGACTTCTTATGGTGTTAAGTCTCCCGATGGTAAGCGATTTATCAAAAATGATGAGTTGCGTATTGCATTTGAGGAGACTCCAGCATTTGAGCAGATTTATTGGGAACTTGTTACTGATGCTGAGAAAGCTGCTGACTTTATTAGTGGCATTGTTCCTTCTGCTGTTCGTGAGAGTCTTGGAAATGATCCTAAGCAAGAGATTCTTAGTCGTATGAAAGCTTTCGAGGAGTCTAATAAGCAATAAATTACATGGATTGGGGGAGGGAATGCTTCAAATAACTGTTCCAGGAACTGAGTTGTTCGACGAGTCAACGGAGACGTTTATTCGAACAAAAGATACACAGCTTAAGTTGGAGCATTCTCTCCTCTCTATTTCAAAATGGGAGTCAAAGTGGTGTAAACCTTTTTTGGGTACTAACAAAGAAGACAAACGCACTAATAAAGAGATGCTTGATTATATTGAGTGCATGACACTTAACAGTAATGTTCCGAAAGATGTTTACAGCGCTCTTACTCAAGAGAATTTACGAGCTATTAGCCGATATATTAATCATCCAATGACTGCTAGTACTGTAACAGAGATGTCTAAGAGCAATCCTTTCAGGCATGAGATCGTTACATCCGAGCTTATTTATTATTGGATGATAGCTTATCAAATACCATTTGAATGTGAAAAGTGGCATATTAATCGTTTAATCATGCTTATCAAGATTTGTAATGCTAAGAATAATCCTAAGAAGATGAATAAACGAGAAGTTATGATGCAAAATCATGCTCTTAATAAAGCTAGACGAAAAGCCCTTCATACGAAAGGCTAGGTATTATGATAAGAGTTAAGACTAAAGGCGATTTTAAGAATACTGAACTTTTTCTAAAAAAGCATACAGATAATGGAAATATTATGCCTATTTTAGAAAAGTACGGAGCTAGAGGCGTTGATCTTTTACGACAAGCTACACCAGTAGATAGCAGTAAAACAGCCACTTCATGGGATTATGAAATTGAATCTGAAGGAAATGGCGAATACCATATTCAGTTTACTAATAGTAATGTTAATGATGGCATTAATATTGCTATTATACTTCAATATGGTCATGGAACTCGTAATGGTGGCTACGTAAAAGGTCGAGACTATATCAATCCTGCACTTAAGAAAGCATTCGAAGAGATGCGAGATGAGTTGATAAAGGAGGTTAAGCGTAGATGAGCGGCGTTATTGATAAAAATGTCGTCCAGATGGTATTCGATAATGCGCTGTTTCAGAAAAATGCTCAGGATACCTTATCAACTCTGGATAAACTTAAAGAGGCTCTTAATTTCGAAGGTGCTATAAAAGGGCTTGAGGGATTAGGCAATAATGTTAAAAATGTTGGAATGGACGGACTTTATAATGGAGTTTATAAAGTTCAAGAAGGTTTTAATGCTCTTGACGTTGTTGCTACTAGAGTTCTTCAAAATATTACTGATAAAGTTCAAGGTGTTATCAGTCAGTTAACAAATGATGCTCTTATCCAGCCACTAAAAGATGGTTTTGCTGAATACGAACTCCAGATGGATTCTGTTCAGACAATTATGTCAAGTACTGGCGAGAGTGTTGGTAAAGTCAATGCATATTTGGATGAATTAAATGAGTATGCAGACCGAACCATCTATTCATTCTCTGACATGACAGCTAATATTGGTAAGTTTACTAATGCTGGTGTTTCATTAGATAAAGCTGTCGCAGCAATTCAGGGTGTAAGTAATGTTGCAGCTATATCGGGTGCCAATACAAATGAAGCTTCTCGAGCAATGTATAACTTTGCTCAGGCTTTATCGGCTGGATCCGTAAAACTTATTGACTGGAAATCCATTGAGAATGCTAATATGGCTACTGTTGGATTTAAACAGTCATTAATTGATACTGCTGTCGCCATGGGAACTCTTACAAAAGAAGGCGATAAGTATGTGTCAACAACTACCGATGCTAATGGCAAAGTTTCTGAAGCGTTTAATTCCACTAGCATGTTCAACGATTCTCTTAGTTCTCAGTGGATGACTACTGATGTTCTAGTTCAGACTCTTGAACAGTATTCTACTGATGTTAGAACATTAACTGAAGATGAGAAGAAACTTTATGAAGAGCAGCTAAAAGGTCTTGGATATAATGATGAACAAATAGCAGCAATCGAAGAGCTTGGTATTAAAGCGGCTAATGCTGCTAAAGACGTTAAAACATTCTCACAGCTTATTGATACATTGAAAGAGTCTTTAGGTTCTGGCTGGACTAAGACTTGGCAAATGATATTTGGCGACCTTAATGAAGCTAAAGTTCTTTGGACTGCTGTTAACGATGTTTTAAGCGGTTTCATTGGAAAAGTTTCAGATTCTAGAAATGAAATTCTTGAAACTTGGCATAAATCTGGTTATACTTATAATGAGTATGGCGAATTAGTTAAAGCTGTTTATGATGAAAATGGAAAACTTGATGCCGAATTATCTACTGAATTAGTAGAAAATGGAAAAATGGTTCGCGAGGAGATGGGTGGTAGAGATTTTCTTCTTGGCGGACTAGCTAATACTTATCAGATTTTTGCTGAAGCAATGAAAGAATTTGGTACTGCTTGGCAAAAGTATTTTGTCGGTATAGATAACCCAGCAATTGATGATATTTCTATAACTGGTGAAAAACTTATAGATCTTAGTAGAGGATTTTATGATGCTACTGAGGCTATGAAAGAAGCCTGGACTCAACGAGATGATCAACAAAGAGCAGTTGGTCTTTTGGGACAATTAGCTGAGTCGTTTGCATTTTTTGCTACATCCGTTCGACATGGCTATGATGGCATACGAGATGTATTCTCCGGTTTAGGAAATATATTTAAATCTTTTACTCTTTCCGATTTCTTTAATATCGGTACACTTGAAGACGTGATTACTGGTATTTCGTCTATTACTGGTCGAATTCAAGATTTTGGAGCAGCTTTTAAGAAGCATTTTGGTAACGACGATGCCGGACTTAACAAAAATGGTTTAATTAGTTTCTTTAATGCTTTACTATCTATTTTTGAAACCGATATTTGGACCAAGCTTAATTTCTTTACGAATGCTTTTGATGCTTTTGGGTCGATTATAGAGCATCTTATCGAGCCTTTTGGGACATTTTCTCAATTGCTTGGTAAAGTTGGAGAGAAAATTCTTCAATTTACAGACGCGTTTGAAAAGATGACTTGGAATGAAGATGTTTCTAAGTTCGAGCCATTTTTTAAGGGTCTTGCAGATGGTTTTAATCAATTCATCGATACTCTTAAAAACTCTGTTGATTTTAGTGGCTTCTCTAAGTTCTTTAATAATTTAATTGAAGCCATATCTGATGATAAAATCGACTTATTTAAAGTATTTGAGAATGTTTTTGGCGGACTTGTAGATGTTTTTAAGGCTTTCTTAGCTGTAGCGACACCTGTGGCAGCTGCTTTTGCCGATATATTTGGCGATGCTATTGGTGAAGCTCTTCAGTTTATTCGAGAGCTTAGTGATCGATTTAAGTCATTTACAGAAAGTCTTATAGCTAATGAAGAAGTAATAGCTGGAATACAAAATCTGTTTGAGGGTATATTTAGTGTTCTTAAGGCTATTGGAGAAGTTGTTGGTAATGTTCTTCTGGCAGCATGGGATAGTTTAGCTCAAATATTTTCGAGTTTCTTACCAGATAGTAAAAGTCTTGGTGAGACTTTAACTGATATGGGAGAGAAACTTAAAGGCGTTGCTGAAGTTATATCTTCTCTTGTTAAGGGTGAAGATGGGGTTCCTAAGTTATCTGATCTTATTGGAAAAATAACTGACAAGTTTGTTAACTTCTTTGGTACTCTCAAAGATGTTAGTTTATTAGAAAAACTTAAAGATTTACTTGAGAAAATTGGTGATGGTATTAAACATGCTCTTGGCGGAACTGAGGACATGACTTTATTTGATACTATTATCGAGAAAATTAAGGGTTTCTTAGATGGAATTAAGAGAATTCTTTCTGATGAGAATGGTCAACTTGATATTGTTAAAGTATTTGAAGCTGGCGGAATTGGTGTTCTCATTAAGAAACTCGTTGAAATGCTCACAAACCTTAAACAAAATGCTGGTAATTTAACTGGTGTTTTAGGATTTATAAATGATATTAAAGAAGCGTTAACTGGATTGTCTGAAGCTTTCCAAGAAAAATTTAAGGCGGAATCTATAAAAGCTATAGCAACTTCAATTTTGGAGATAGCTGGTGCTTTATTTATCATAGCGATGATAGATCCAGTTGCTCTTGCTACTGCTATTGGGGCAGTTAAAGCAATGTTTGTTATGATTGCTGAATTGCTTGCTGCTACTAAGGGATTCAATAAAGAGGATATAGCTGCTTTAGGTGCAACTGCTGCCGTTCTTCAAACACTTGGTAATGCCATATTAATGATGGCTGGAGCAGTATTTGTATTGGGGACGATGCCTTTAGAGAACACTATTCAAGGCATTGTTGCTCTTGGCGTAATGCTTGAAGGTTTAGTACAAGTTGTTAAACAGCTATCTTCTATTGAGAATGATATTCCAAAAGTTGCTGGTGCATTAATTGCATTAGCTCTTGCTATAGATCTTCTTACTATACCTGTTGTGGTTCTCGGAAATATGGATCTGGTTAATCTGGCTAAAGGTCTTGGTGCAGTAGCCATAATGATAGCTGGATTAGTTATCGCTGCTGATAAGTTATCTAATAAAGCAGCTGATATGATTCAAGCTGGTGCTGGTTTTGTTTTAATGGCTACTGGTATTAGTATATTAGCAGGGGCTGTTGGTAAAGTAGCTGGTTTATCATGGGAAGATTTGGGAAAAGGTCTTGCTGTCTTTGCTGTTGGACTTGGTGGCATGGTTGGTGCCGCAGCTGCTGTTGACTATCTTCAGCTTGAAGATTCATTATTAGCTCTTGGCGGAGCTATGATGATGCTTGGCTTTGCGATGAATGAATTTGCATTAGCTGGTAAAATAATGGCTGGAGTAGAATGGGAAGATCTAGGTAAGATGGCTGCAGTATTTGCTGTGGCACTTATTGGTCTTGGCGTTGCGTCATATGCTATTAATGGTCAAAATCTATTGATGATTGCTGGCGCAATAGCTCTTGTTGCAACTGCATTCTTAGAACTTAATGCTGCCTTAGGTTTAGCGCAACTTGTTGGACCATTAATGACAACCATATCTATGGCGATTGACGGTTTTAGTCATTCATTAGAATCCTTTGCCTATAGTGCTGCTCGAGATGCATTTTTACAATTTTTAAAAGATGCGATCTTATTCCTTCCTCAATTAGCCGTTGGTCTAGCTCAAGCTCTGATTGAAATGGTTGTTGCTCTTGGCGAAGGTGCGGCTAAAATTGTTGGAGCAGTAGTAAAAATCGGTCAAGAAATATTGCGAGGAGTAGTTACATTACTTCCAGAGTTGTTTAATGTTGTGAGAACTTTTATCGAACAAGTGGTTCAACTTGTTATTGATGAAACTCCGCGCATATTTGAAGGCCTTACCGTCTTCTTCGAACAACTTTGGGTATTTCTTGGTGAGCAAGTGCCAAACTTCTTTACTTTCTTAACTACAGTATTTACTGAGTTGTTTGCTTTCTTACAAACTGAAGCTCCGATGTTAATCGAAACAATTAGAATAATGATTGACACCGTACTTCAGGCTATAATTGCAGAAGCTCCTGTTATTGGTGAAACTTTATTAACACTCCTTCACACTTTACTTGACATTATTAATACGGCAATTCCAGAAATTACTTATACTCTTCTTAATCTTATCACTAGTATTCTTCAGCAACTTGCTGAGTTTGTTCCTCAAATGGCTCAAGCAGCTATGGAAATTATTTTAGGTTTCTTGACTGCCATTGGTGAAAACATTGGCGCAATTACTGAAGCGGCTATATCTATTGCTATCGGTTTTATGGAGGGCATAACTCAAAAGATGCCTGAATTAGTCGATACAGCGTTTAAGATGATCATCGGATTTATTGATGGTCTTGCTTCCGCTATCGAAGAAAATCATCAAGCATTGTTTGATGCTGTTGGTCATCTTATCACTGCTATAGTTGAAGCATTACTGGATGGTATTATCACACTTGCTAATGCTGCTAAAAAATGGTTTACTGGTGAAGATGGTAATGGTGGTATTCTTGGAGCTATAGGAAGCTTTGTGAAGGACATCTTTGATGCTGGTGCAAATTTGGTTCAAGGTTTTATCGATGGTTTAACATCAATGCCAGGAAAGCTTTGGGATGCTGCTTGTGGATTGGCGCAAGATGCATGGAATGCTATTACTCAAACAGCCCAAGAGCATTCTCCATCAAGACTTACTTTTGGTGGAGGTCAAAATTTTGCTCTTGGTTTTATTAATGGTATTATTGATCTAACGCCACAAGCTGCTGATACTAGTGCTGCAATGGCGTACGGAGCTATAGGCGCATTCAATGATGCTATTGATTCTGATGCGCATGCATTTGCACCAATGGTAACTCCAGTATTTGACGATTCTAATATTACGAATAGAGCAATTGGATATGTAGATGCGATAAGAGCTAATATATCAGATACATCAAGTATTACTGGTACTATTGAAGCTAGCAATCAACTTAAAACTCAAATGGCTGAAATGATGGCTGCCGGTAACGACTATTCACCTATATTAGAAGGAATGCTCAGTCTTCGTGGAGATCTTACTACTTTGAGCGAACAAATGTCTAAAATGCAAGTCGTGATGGATAGTGGTGCTCTTGTTGGCGAGATTTCTCCTGGAGTTGATAAGAATCTTGGTCGTAGTGCAACCCTAACCGCGAGAGGAGTATTATAGTGTATCACTCGCTTGATATTACTACACTTCCTGGTCGTGGAAGTGGTTCATTAACGTTTAACACTTATAAAGATTTTTATTTAGTTCCAACAGCGCTTCCAGTTATTAGTGCTCCTGGTGTTAAAACTAAAACAATTGACGTTCCCGGTGCAAATGGGGCCATTGACTTAACCGAGTCTTTGACCCCATTCCCGGTTTTTAAAAATCGTACTGGTTCTCTTGAGTTTGCAGTACTTAATGATCGTTACGAGTATTATAATCGTTATAAGAATGCTCCGCATAGCGTAAAAGCTCTTCATGGTGTTCAAGGCGATGGAGCTTGGGCGGTGTTATATTCTGATATAACGAATAAACTGCATGGTCGTAAGTGTAGAATTACATTAGAAGACGATCCAGAATGGTATTACGAAGGTCGAATTGCTGTTAATGCTTGGAAGACTAGCAATGATGGTAAGTGGCCCGTTGTAACGTTTGATTATGATTTGTATCCGTACAAATTATCTGTTTATGATGCTATAACTGGAGCTACTGAGACTGGAACCGATAGATGGCGTTGGAATCCATTTAGTTTTATTGATGGCGTCATATATAGTTCTGCATCAGTTCCGTCAGGATTTACAGCAGATGGTGTTTGGAAAAATATTACGGTTAATACAAATAGCTATACTACTTATGGTGTAGTTCAAGGCAGCTCTACAGTTATGAATAGAAAGCTAACCGGTTGGATGCCCGTTAGTCCTTCTATCACGGTTTCTGCTAATGCTGCTGGTATGGGTATAAAAATTACTAATCCAGAGTTAGGTTATACTTATACTAAAGAGTATGATGCAGCTACTTCTGCTAAAACTTATACAGATCCCGAATGCCTTCTTTATGATTATCTTGGTAACGGATACACGTTACAACTTAAAGGTCACGGAACTTTTACAATAAACTTTAGAAAGGGGAGTCTGTAGTGTATAAGATTTATGCTATCAAGGGCGCTACAGAAACCCTTATATATAACGATGTTACTCCAGAGTTGACAGGTACTAAGTTAATAAGCCCAAAGCTAAGTCTTCAAGATAATGCAGCGGGCTCATTTACTTGTAAAATCCCTCAAGGTAATGCGATTTATAGTAGTATAGAGCCTATGACTACTACTATTCGCATTACTCGTGATGGAGAATGGCTGTGGACTGGACGAGTATTAACGATTAAGAAAGATTTCTGGCTTCATAAAGAAATTACTGCTGAAGGAGCATTAGCATTTCTTAATGATGTGGCATTACCTCAACAGAAATGGTCTAATGTTACTACAGCTAACTTTGTACAAGCATTGCTAACAATTCATAATACTCATGTACCAGCAAATAGGCAAATTCTTGCTGGAGCTATTTCAACGTCCACTAGTGCTGGAAATCCAATCGGTCTTAGAGATTATGTAAGTCAAGGCGAATCTCCTCTTAAGCATATTTCTACACTTGCTGAGGACTGGGGACTTCATATGCGAATACGCGAGTCTTCCGGTTCTTTATATTTGGACATGAGAACCGATGCTCAGCTTCCAACAAGTACTCAAGAAATTGACTTTGGTAAGAATCTTCTCGATTATGTCGATGAGATGGATTGGTCAGATTTAGTAACTGTTTTACACCCATTTGGTGCTGAATTAGAAACATATACTAAAACTGGTGATGAAGAGTATCCAGATAAGGTTGTGATTAATGCCAATCCATCTAGCTCACTGCTTGCTCGAGATGGTGAGTATATTTACAATAAAACAGCTGTAAATAAGTTTGGGCGAATTGAAGAGACTGTTGAATGGAGCGAAATAGATGATGCTGCTACTCTTCTTGCGTTAGCAGAGATGTATCTTCTTGATTTTCAATACTACAATATTAAGCTCACAGTTAAAGTCGTAGACCTTCATTACATGACAAGCTCAGTTCAAGGTTTTCAATTTTTGAGTAAGGTATATTGCAAATCCGCTCCGCATAATCTTGCTGACGAGTTTATTATTGACAAGATGGATATTCCATTTGACAAACCAGAACAAACTACTTTTACTTTTGCTAGATCTACAATGGGTTATTATACTTCTGATAGACCGACGCAGGGATTTGGTAGAGGTACTGTTTCGGGTATGTCGATAAATGTAAATACGTTTTCTAGAGCAGCAGTATTAAAATCTGCAAAAGAAAATGCTGCACAGATGATTCTTGCCAATACACAAGGTTATGTGTCACTTAATATGGATTCTCAAGGAGATCATGTCGAAAATTTAACTATCACGAATAGAGATACTCAAGAGACTTCAACACAACGTTGGCTTTGGTCAATGGGCGGTTTGATGTATCAAGAACGATCTTCTACGAGTGCACCTTGGGGTTTGCCTAATGTCGCTATCACTATGGATGGTCAAATAGTAGCAAACATGATTACTACTGGTGTATTACAAGTTGCATCTTCTGGTGATGGAGTATTATTTAGTGCAGACATGACTAACGATACCGTGCATATTGCTGGTTTTACAGTTAAAGGTACTGCTTTATATACTAATAATAAAACAACTTTAGCATCCGATAATTATGGAATTTATGTTGGAAATGATGGTATATCACATGCTTCTAGTATACGATATATGGCTTTCTCTGATGGCGATATATATGGTTTCGATAATGGTAATAATGGTTATGTAACTTTTGGATCCGTAGAGGAAATTACTGGTAGATACGGACTTCGTCTTGGTGGAAATGCTTACTTGGCTTTTGACATTGGCGGATGGTTTGGCATCGGTCAATCTGGATGGATCGGTAGATTTGGACGTTTGGAAACTTGGAGTGCTGTAACACAAGATGTTACCATAGGTGATAACACATTACGATTCCATAAAGGTATTTTTATTGGAACTTAGGGATGGTTATGAGTAAACATTATATAGTTTCTACGACTGAAGATGAAATTAAAAGAATGTTTTATGTTTCTCCATATAATGTAGAAACATATGTAATGATGGGCTTCTCATTATTAATTGAGGAAGAAAGCGATGTAGATGTCGATAACGAATTTTTATTACAACTTGAAAACGATATAAATAATGCGATTATAAAAGAATATTGGGCTAAAAAAAATGGAGTTAGTTTTCCAATACAATCTTTTAGGATTCCATCTTTTGTTAATCGTGGGTATAATATTTTTACAAAAAAAATAACGTTAATCGACGATCCATGGAGCGAGATTGAAAAAATTAATATTAG